AGCGGCGCCTCAATGATCATCGGGGGCGTCGTTCAGATGCTCAGCCCCCAACCCCAAATGGCTGGAAACGAGCAAGAGGCTCGCTCCAAGTACCTTGGGCCTGCTCAGAACACCGTCCAGATCGGGACACCAATTCCCATCCTTTATGGGAGGCGTCTGATCGGGGGTCACATCCTTTCCATGAACATTGACGCACAGGCCGCCAACGCATGATGGATCTTCTTCCGTTTGCCACAACCCGACAGGCTGAGATCATCAAGGCAGTGCTCGAGCACGGCACTCACCGTGCTGCGGCCAAGGCACTCGGCATCGCACACAGTACGGTGACCCGTCGCATCGAGGCGGTCCGCAAGCGGGCTCAGCTGCAGGGACACTCGCCGCAGCACGACATGACGCACACCGCGCCCAGCATGTTCAAGGTGAAGGGCGTCAGTTCCTACTACGGCAAGGACGGAGACCTCCGCGGCCAGTGGGTGAAAACCTTCCTCGACGCCGACATGAAGGAACAGGCGATCCGGGATTTCGTCACTGACCTGACCTCGGAAGCCAAGGGACGCTCCCCTCTCGTTGATGCTCCGAAGTTCGTCAACGAAGACCTTCTGGCTGTCTACCCCATCGGTGATCCCCACTTCGGTCTTCTGGGCTGGAGCGAGGAAACCGGCCAGGAAGATTTCGATCTGCAACGTGCCGAGACGCTGACGACTACCGCCATCGACTATCTGGTTCAGGCCATGCCCCCCGCCGAGACGGCGATCCTGCTGTCCTTGGGTGATCTATTCCACGCCGACAATCGTCAGGCCCGCACCGAACGATCTGGCAACCCCCTGGATGTTTCGGCTCGATGGCCTCTGGTGATGAGGACCGCCCGCAAGGCTTTCATCCACGCGATCTATCGCTGCCTGGAGAAGCACCAGAACGTCATCGTCCGTCTGGTTCACGGAAACCACGACCCTCATTCGAGCATGGCGCTGGCCTTGGCGCTCGACTCCTTCTTCCACAACAATCCGAGGGTCAAGGTCGACATCTCGCCCAGCATGTTCTGGTACTACCGGTTCGGTAAGGTGCTGATCGGAGCCACCCACGGTGACACGACCAAGATGTCCGAGCTTGGCGGCATCATGGCCTACGACCGCAAGGAAGACTGGGCTCTCACCGACTTCCGCTACTGGTACCAGGGCCACATCCACCACAAGGACAAGCAGATCAGCAAGGAGTCCCCAGGCGTTCTCGCCGAGGCCTTCCGCACCCTGGCCGCTTCCGACGCCTGGCATGCCGGCGAAGGCTACCGCTCCGGGCGCGACATGCACGGGATCGTTCATCACCGCGACTTCGGAGAGTTCCTCCGGGCTCGCTTTGATGTGTCGATGCTGCCAGCCCAATGATCATGTTCTCGAAGGGGGCTCAAACCCCACGCACCCAATCTGATACGCTGACCAGCAACGACACGGTCGAGGTGCTGCTCGGTATCTCCGAGGGACCTATCAAAGGTCTGGTCGACGGTCCGAAGAGCTTTCGGGCCGATGACACTGCGCTCGTCAATCAGAACGGTGAAGCGAACTTCCAGAACTTCCTGCTTGATGTCTGGCCGGGCTCTGCCCTTGGACATACCGTCAAGATGTATCTCGGGGGTATCTCAAACTCCGTCAACATCAGCCAACCTCTGGCCAAGAACATTGCGGTTGTCCGCACTGGAACGCTACGGAACATCGATTGCTTCGACTTCCGGGTCGTGATCCAGCAGCTTGTTTTGAATAACAGCAAGGGCGTCTTTCCTGCTGAACTGTCCCTCAAGTTCGAAATCAAGAAGACCACGGACCTGACGTGGTCTCCAGCTTGGGTTGTCGAGGTCTCGAATGACTTCTCGTCTCCCCTTCCTGGTACTGGATCAGACGAAACCTACCGTTACAACGGCCCAGGTTCTGATCCATACACATTTGATCTTGACACCTTCACCTATACCTACACCAGCGGTACGCCCAGTGCTCCTGCAGTTCCTTCTGCCCCCGCCTGGGCGGGAAACCCCACTACCGGCACGGTCCTGTCGTGGAACACCGGCACCTCCGCTTGGGTGTCTCAAGGCACGGCACCTGCAAATGGCTATCTGACCTCAGGTGACAAAAGGATCTACGGCGCGTCCAACACGCCGCCGACCGGAGCCCGCGCAGGCGATATCTGGCTCAAAGCAGTCGGAGAGATGCTGGTCTGGAACGGCTCGGCTTGGGTGCCAGGTCAGGAGTTCAACCAGCCGGCCTCATCTGCTCAGGATGGTATCTGGACGATCAAGGAAAAGGTCTCATCAGCGACCTCCAGGGATCTGCGGGTCTTCGTCCCTGCCAGTAGCTCGGCGGAATATCAGTTCCGCGTCACAAAGCTGAGTGACGACAGTGGAACCGAGCTCTCTTCGGTCGTTGTCTGGGAAAGCGTCCAGCAGATCGACCGCCGGCCCTATACATTCACCAACGTGGCCATGGCCCGGGTGCTTGGTCAGGCGTCCGATCAGTTTACCGGTCTTCCGACATGGAACGGTGAATGGGAAGGCCGGATCGTCAAGGTTCCGACCAACTATAACGAAACCACCCGGATCTACACCGGTATCTGGGACGGCACCTTCAAGCTCGCCTACACCAACAACCCCTCCTGGGTGTTGATGGATTTCATCGAGAACGACTCCTACGGTCTGTCCCGGGTCTATCCTCACACCTGCAACAAGTGGAAGTTCTACGAGTTCGGCCAATACTGCGACGAGCTCGTCACCAATTCCGACTCCAGCCAGAGCCCCCGCTGGACCTTCAACGAATACATCTCCGAGCCCCGGGACGCCAAGGAGATGGCCCAATACATCGCCGGCGCTGCAGGCGCTCGCTATGTCGAAGATGGAAATGGTCTTGTCGATCTGATCATCGACAAGGACAACCCGGCTATTGCTCTGTTCACTCAGGAGAACGTCTCCGAAGAGGGCTTCAGCTACAGCTACACAGACCGCCTCACCCGGTCCAATCAGATTGTTGTCGAATTCCCAAATCCGGATTTGAACTGGGAAAACGACAGTCGGATTGTTCAGGATGAGGCCGACATTGCCAACTATGGCGCCATCCAGGAAAACTTCATCGCGGTCGGCTGCACCAGCGTCAATGAAGCCCTGCGCCGCGCTCGTCGGCGTCTGATCACCGGACTTACCGAGAAGGAGCTCGTCAGCTTCACGACCAACCGGCAAGGAAAATTCCTTACCGAGTGGGACACGATCCTGATCGCCGATCCAGATATGGGGACCGGTATCTCGGGTCGGGTCAAATCTGTCGTCAACACCACAACGGTGACGCTCAGGGACGCTGTGAGCCTGGAAGCCGGCATCACCTATTGGGCCAGCTTCACAGTCCCCGACACCACTCTGGCCAAGCCCTTCAAGATCGAGCGTCGGCAAATCACGACGGGTGCCGGATCCACGACGACCCTGACCTTCGCGACGGCTCTGCCCACCCTGCCCGAGTATGCAGTCTTCACGATCGAAGCCTCGAGCCTGATTGGATTTCCGAAGCCCTACCGCATCACCAACATCGAGGATCCGAGCGGTACAGGTGAGGTGATCCAGATCACCGCGATCGAACTGAACCGCAACAAGTTCTCCTACATCGACACCGGCGTCGACCCGGGGGAGGTCAGCTACTCCTTGTTTGGCAGGGAGTCTCCGCAGTCTCCGACTGACCTGAAGATTGCCTCGGAGGTACGCCCCAAAGGCCTTTCTTCGGTTCTGGCCTTGATCCTGACCTTCACGCGCTCGGTTTCCAAATGGGTGCGGTCCTACAAGATCGATCATGCCTTCAACGGCGCGACGGTTTCTTCCTATGAAGTTCGTGACCCGCGGCTTGAGCTCGAAGGCCCGGCTGATGGCTACCATACCTTCACGATCGTGGCCGTGGACATCAAGGGCCGGCAGAGCCCTGCTGTCACGATCAACTACAACGTCCAAGGCACCTCCAGGCCCGTCAATCCTCCAAAGAACCTGCGGTTGGTGGGAGGTCTGACGACGACGACCTTTGGTGTGACCAACCCGGCCTTCGAGTGGGACTCCCCTGACTATAGCCCTGACTTTGCTGGCTACGTTCTGAAGGTGAAGAACGGCGCCACTGTTCTGAGGACAGTCAATCTGGCCGCCGCGCCTCAGTGGACCTACGAGTTCCTCGACAACAAGGCCGACAACTCCGGAACCCCCCTCCGGTCCTACACGGTCGAGGTCTCAGCGATCGACGCCTCGGGAAACACCTCGGCTCCGGTCTCCCTGACTGTCACCAACGCCACGCCGGCCACACCGACTATCAGCCTGTCATCCACCGCCCAAGGCCTTGTGGTCTCGGTCTCGCGCTGTA